CATGTTATTACCCCATTTGAGCTTCCTGTTGCTTGGGAAAGAGTAAAAGGCATTGACTATGGTTATGCCTCAGAAAGCTGTTGTTTATGGGGAATTATAGATATGAATGATAATACTTTGATTATTTATCGTGAATTGTATCGAAAAGGCTTGACAGGAGAGGAATTAGGGGCTATAATAACCGATATGGAGATAGAAGACCCTTTCTCCGTAAATGGTGTATTAGATACTGCAGCATGGGCTAACACAGGTACGACTGGTCCAACTGTAGGTGAAGCTTTACTTAGAGCCGGACATAAGCTTAGAAGGGCAGATAAAAATAGAATACAAGGTAAAATTCAAATACACGAATATTTAAAAACAAGAGAAAGTGGCAGACCGAAGTTACAGATATTTAATACATGTCCTAACTTGATAAGAGAATTGCAAAGTATTCCTCTGTCCAAAAATAATCCTGAAGATGTGGATACTCACGCTTCAGACCACGCATATGATGCATTGCGTTATATGATTATGAGTAGACCTCGAATGGAAAATCCATTAGAGCGAATGCGAGGATTTAAACGAGATATGTTTAAACCGGCTGACTCAGACTTTGGATATTAAGTATGGCAGAAGAAAATACATTTTTAAATGCTGACAACATCTACACAGATGTTGAAGGTGAGTCTGGAAAAACTCTAGATTTAGAATTAGACCAGAAGCTTAACCTAGTCGGTATTATTAATAGTCGCTATGCTAAAGCTGAAGATGCTAGAGAGACTGATGAAAGAAGATGGCTAAGAGCCTACGAAAACTACAGAGGACTCTACAAAAAATCAGTCAAGTTTAGAGATTCAGAAAAGTCAAGAGTCTTTGTTAAAATAACTAAAACAAAAGTACTAGCTGCTTTTGGTCAATTAGTTGATGTTATTTTTGGAACAGGGAAGTTTCCTATAGGTATCGCAGAAACTAAATTACCGGAAGGTGAAAAAGAACATGCATACCTAGACTCACAAAATCCTACACCGAGTTTAGAAATAAACGAAGATAACTTAGGTAATGTCGTAGGTGACCCATTTGACGTAGGATATGAAGGAGATGGTCGTACATTACCTGCCGGAGCTACATATCCTAATGTAGAAAGCATAGAACAAAAAGCTGACAATATGTTAGCTGAAGGTTTAAGTGCTATACCTGAAATACCTGAAATAAGTCCTGCAGAAAAAGCTGCAAGACGAATGGAAAAACTTATACATGACCAAATCGAAGAATCAAATGGTTCTTCTGAAATAAGAAATGCTTTGCTAGAAGCAGCCTTATTAGGAACAGGAATCGTAAAAGGACCTTTTAACTTTAACAAAAAGTTACACAAGTGGTCAGATGAAGGGGGCGAGAGAAACTACAGTCCTTTAGAGGTGAGAGTACCTCGAATTGAGTTTGTTAGTTGTTGGGATTTTTATCCAGACCCTGCAGCCACAAACATAGAAGAATGTGAATATGTAATACATAGACACAAAATGAACAAAAGTCAATTAAGGCAACTAAGAAACATGCCTTACTTTGACGAAGAAGCAATCCGTAGTTGTATCCAAATGGGAGCAAACTACGTTGAAAAAGATTTTGAAAGTCAACTCAAAGACGATGCTAGAGAAGATGATTACGGAAGCAACTTTGAGGTTCTAGAATATTGGGGCATTATGGATGCTGAATATGCTAGAGAGGTTGGAATAGAGTTAGATGATTCTGTTGACGACTTAGACGAAGTACAAATAAATGCATGGGTATGTGGAGATAAATTGCTAAGAGCAGTTGTTAATCCATTTACTCCATACCGCATACCATACAACGCTTTTCCATACGAAAGAAACCCTTATAACTTCTTTGGTATTGGAGTCGCAGAGAACATGGATGATTCTCAACAGATTATGAATGGTCATGCTAGAATGGCAATTGATAATCTAGCTTTAGCAGGTTCTCTTGTTTTTGACGTAGATGAATCAGCTTTAGTCGGTGGGCAGTCAATGGATGTCTATCCGGGGAAAGTCTTTAGAAGACAGGCAGGGATGCCCGGACAGTCAATATATGGCTTGAAGTTCCCCAACACTGCTCCCGAAAATATGATGATGTTTGACAAGTTTAGACAACTTGCAGACGAGCAAACAGGCATACCTAGTTACTCTCACGGGCAAACGGGTGTACAAAGTATGACAAGGACAGCCTCTGGTATGTCCATGTTATTAGGGGCATCTAGTTTAAATATTAAGACTGTGATAAAGAATCTTGATGATTTTTTATTAAAGCCTTTAGGAGAATCATACTTCCAATGGAACATGCAATTCTTTGAAGGTGGTCTTGATGTTAAAGGTGATTTAGAAGTTAGAGCTACAGGAACAAATAGCTTGATGCAAAAAGAAGTACGCAGTCAAAGACTGACTATGTTCTTACAGACTGCACAAAGTCCGGCTATAGCTCCTTTTGTTAAAATTTCTAAACTCGTAAGTGAATTAGCCTATAGCTTAGACTTAGACCCTGATGAAATACTCAATGACCCTGAAGAAGCAGCTATCATGGCACAAATAATAGGAATGCAAAATGCTAACCAAACAACAGGCGAAGAAGCTAACCCCGGTGGTACACAACCCGGAAGTATGGGAAGCCCTGAAGGAGCACCTCAACCACCTCAAGACCTTGGACCAACAGGCACTGGTGGTGGCAACATCGGAACAGGAAATGTTCCGGTTGCAGGGGAAACTACGTTCTCTGGTACACCTAGAGCAGTTGGCGGAACAGGTGAAGGAAGCCCTGAATAGAATAGAGGATTAAAATGGCAGAAACTTTTGAAACCAGTATACCTAGATTTGTAGATAGACTTGCAAAGCTTAGTATGGAAGATGTAGCTTTATCTAAAAATAGAGATAAATTTATTCAAGAAGAAATTAGAGAAAAAGTTAAAATAGGTAATCGTCTTCTTGAAAATAATATGTACACAAAAGATTTTTTTGCTAAAGCTATTAAAGATAGAAGAAGAGAATTAGCAGAAGAAGCCAGTCCACTAGGAGCTAGAAGCGGTAGAGCTACTATGAAAGATGGCGGTAAGTTTCCAGATTTAACAGGCGATGGTAAAGTTACTAGAGCTGATGTACTGAAAGGTAGAGGTGTTTTTCAAGAAGGCGGTGACGTAAACACTCAAATGGAAATGATGCTCGGAGGAGTTGAAGAGGTTGAAGAACCTATGCTTCCTGACGAAGAGATGGAAGAAGATTATGTAGACTATGTTGTAGAAGAAACATTGTCTAATCAAGATAGAAATTATTTAATAGATGCTCTCGAGAAAGACGACAGACTAAGTGAAATATTCGACCAAGTAGTCGAGAGTGCAACAGAATTTACAGGTGCCGGAACTGTAAAAGGTCCCGGAACTGGTAAGTCCGATTCGATACCGGCAAGGCTATCGGATGGTGAGTTTGTCTTTACTGCAAAGGCTACATCAGAAATCGGTGCAGATGAATTGATGCGTATGATGAAAGATGCAGAAGCTCAAGCAGATGAAAGACTACAAGCTCAAGAAGGAGGGCTAATAGAAGAGGAAGAAACTGTTACTATGCCGGTTGAAAAACCGCAGCAACAGGACATTCGAGTTACTAAAGAGACAGTTGGTTCTCAAGCAGCAATGCAAGAGCAATCCGATTTAGTCGATGAAGAACTCAAAAAGTCTATGCTTTCTACTAGACCTTACGTTCGGAGCTAAAGCGATAAAGCTACCCTAGGCATAGGCACTTTATCATATATTAACCGAAAGGCTACCTTTACAAGACAAGCCCTGCAAGTGCACACGCAGCTACCTTGTTAAACGAAGCCCTGAGTAGGAGAAAAGAAAATGACTGAACAAGTCGTACAAGAGGAAGAAGTTCAAGCTAATCCTTATAATCAAAACAAAGCTTGGCATAAAGAGGATATGAAACCTTTTGTTTCGTCAGATAGTTTATTCTTCAAAGAAGAAACTCCTGAACAACCTTCAGAAGAATCTGTTGAAGAAGTAGAAGTAGAAGCAGAAAGTAAGGATAAACCTTACAAGCGACCAAACTACAAAAAGCGTTATGACGATTTAAAAAAACATTACGATAGTAAACTTAATGAGTTTAAAGCTCGAGAACAGGAGTTACTGGAAGAAGCTACTAAAAATAGAACTGAATACCAAGCTCCTAAAACTGAAGAAGAGTTAGAACAATTTAAGAAAGAATATCCTGATGTGTATGAAGTCGTAGAGACTGTTGCTCACTTACAAAGTGAATCTAAGGCAAAAGTTCTAGAAGAACGTCTTAGTAAACTCCAACAAAGAGAGCAGGATTTAATACGACAAGATGCAGAAAAAAGGTTAATGGAAAGGCATCCTGATTTTGAAGATATCAGAAACAGTGATGAATTTCATGGGTGGGCAACACAGCAGCCACAGTCTATCCAAGATTGGGTATACAGTAACAGCGATGATGCAGACTTAGCCTCTAGAGCCCTTGATTTGTTTAAAAAAGATTTAGGACTTGACGTTCCTCAAGATAAAAAGTCATCTTCTAAACCGACCAGACAATCTGCTGCTGATTTAGTTTCTACTAAAACAACAAGTGTAGAACCTAAACAGGAAAAGATTTGGTCAGAAAGGGAGATTGCTGCCCTCAGTATGGATGAATTTGATAAATTTGAAGAAGATATCAGTTTAGCTATGCAAGAAGGCAGAATCACAAAATAAACTATAACTACTACAAAGGAGTAATATCATGGCTCAATATTTTGAACCGAGTACTGATACTGATGCTAACTTTGCTAACTCCGTAAGTGGACAGACTAATAGTTTCTTTTTACCTTCGGTTTACTCTAAAAAGGTTTTAAACTTTTTTAGAAAAGCCTCGGTTGTAGAAGCTATCACGAACACCGACTATGCCGGTGAGATTTCTGCTTACGGAGACTCAGTTAAAATCATAAAAGAACCCGTTATTTCTGTGTATGATTACACAAGAGGTAGCGATACTACGCAAACAAAACTAACAGACCAAGAACTTACTTTGGTTGTTGACAGTGCGAAAGCTTTCAAATTCATCGTAGATGACATTGAAACTAACATGTCGCATGTGAACTTCAAAGAAGTAGCTTCTAGCTCTGCAGCTTACGCTCTTAGAGATTCGTATGATGCTGCTGTTATAGCTACTATGTTCTCTGGTGTGTCAAGTTCTTCACCTGACCACGTTCTAGGTGCTGACAATGCTACAGATTTAGCAGCCGGTACTTTTGACGGAACAGGTAACCTTGACATAGGTTTTGGTTCTAGTGAACATGACCCAATTGACGTTATGGCTAGAATGGCAAGACTACTTGACGAACAAAATGTTCCTGAAGAAGGAAGATGGTTCGTTGCAAGTCCTGACTTCTACGAGCAACTAGGTCAAGCTTCTTCTAAATTGTTATCTGTTGACTTCAACGCAGGTCAAGGTTCAATTAGAAACGGGTTAGTATCCAGTGGAAAACTAAGAGGATTTGATATGTACAAATCTAACAACATTGCAAGCACAACTAATGCTGCAGGTAAATGTTTAGCAGGTCATATCTCATCTACTGCGACTGCTCAAACTATCATCTCAACTGAAGTCCTTAGAGACCCAAGTTCGTTTGGTGACATAGTTAGAGGTCTTCACGTTTATGGTGCGAAAGTACTAAGAGGTGAAGCATTAGTCTCAGCTTTCTACGGAATTGACTAATATTGTCACTGTGGGGGAGCCTTCGGGCTCCTCTACATCTTATAAGGAAAAATTATGAATAGACCAAGTGGAAACATCTCGTACTATAATTCTATTGAAGATAAAGAACAAAGATGTAAAGAAATGACCGGTTACAATGACAGTTTAGTAGTTGGTAACTATATTGCAAAAACTAAAAAAATAGGGGAAAAGAAGTAATGTACGGAAAAAGAAAAAAAATGATGGGCGGTGGACTGTACGGGTCAAGAAAAAAAATGGCTTATGGTGGTCCTCACAAAAAAAAGGATAGAGTAAGCATGGCTATGGGCGGTGCTATGGAAGTTCAAAAGCCTAACTAAACATGAAAGTAAAAGCTCCAAAAGGCTATCATTGGATGAAACAAAAAAATGGTAGTTATAAACTGATGAAGCACACTGGTAAGTTTGTAAAACATAAAGGTGCAAGCCTAACAGCAGACTTTGCAATACAAAAAGTACATAAGAAATAATGGCAACAACATTCCTAACACTAACAAATGATGTTCTTAGAGAACTCAACGAAATTGAATTAACATCTTCAACCTTTGCTAGTGCAAAAGGAATACAGAGTTTTGTAAAAGATGCAGTAAATAAATCTTTAAAAGATGTTGCAAACGAAGAACCTCAATTACCTTTTTTTGCAGTTGCAGCAAGTGGAGGTACAGACCCGTTCTATGGTAATGTAACTGTAGAAACAACAGCCGGGACTCGATGGTACTTATTAAAGTCCGGTAGTTCAAGTATTACTACAGATTATTCATCAGTTGATTGGGATGACTTTTACATAACAACAATAAATGTAAGTGGCGAATCAGCTCCTTACGTTTCTAAAGGTCTAGAATTTCTTACATTAGAAGATTGGAACAGATATTTAAGAGACTCTGAAAATGCAGATGATGCAGATTCACAAAACTATGGAGAGCCTAAATATGTGTTACGCAGTCCAGACCATCGCAAATTTGGATTAAGTCCAATACCTGATAAAACATATAATGTGCATTTTTATGCGTATAACGCACCGACAGCTTTATCAGCATTTAGTGATGAGATGGTACTACCTGACCAGTATTCTAATGTAATAACTGCTAGAACCAGATACTATGTGTGGCAATTTAAAGAAAGCCCACAACAAGCAGCATTTGCTTTAGAGGATTATAAAAAAGGTATGAGACAAATGAAATCTAACCTTATTAATCCGTCACCTAAATATATTAGTGACGATAGGAGATACTTCTAACAATGGCAGCATCACAGCCTTATACAGTTGCATGTGATGGAGGGCTAGTTAAGTCTGCTAACTCAATAGACTTATTAAGAACTCCCGGTGTAGCAAGAGAACTCAGAAACTTCGAAGTATCTACAGAGGGTGGATACAGACGTATCAATGGGTTTGCTAAGTATGGAGGAGGTAGTGCAGTACAACCTACAGGAGGTACAGCAACTATACTTGGTGTGTTTCCATATGCTGATGGAGTTATTGTAGCAGCCGGTACAAATATTTATTTTAGTAACACAGGTACAAGTTGGTTACAGATAAATAGAAGTTCTGTATCAAATAGTGGTGATAACTATTCAACCTTTACAGGACGTAGTACACTTGCTAGAACTGGTCAAGGTCAATGTCAGTTTGCATTATTTGAAGGAGCTACATTTGATTATGGTCAAGTTATTATTGCAGATGGTGCAAATAAACTGTATGCCTTCCGTATGGAAGGAACAGGAGCACTAACTGATAGAACATTTTTTTCTGAAGAAATAACAGTTACAGGTACAAAGCATGTTAAGTATATTACTATACATGACCATCACTTAATAGCTGCCGGAGTTGAAGATAATTTAAGTACAGTTTTTTATAGCGTATACAATGATGCAACAGACTTCACAGGCTCTGGAGCAGGTTCAGTAACTATATCTGACCAAGTAGAAGGCATCAAAGGTTTCCGTGAAGATTTAATAGTCTTTGCAGAAAACAGTATACATAAACTTGTTAATATAAATGATAGTTCTAGTATTCGTATTGACCCTATCACCGAAAACGTAGGTTGTCTAAGTGGATACAGTATTCAAGAGATTGGTGGTGACTTAATATTTTTAGCACCGGATGGATTAAGAACAGTAGCCGGTACAGCAAGAATTGGTGACGTTGAGCTAGGTACAGTTAGTAAAGAGATACAACCTCTCGTTACGGACTTGACAGAAAGCATAAATAGCTATATAATAACTAGTTTAGTATTAAGAGAAAAATCTCAATATAGATTATTTTATACTGATACTAGTAAAACTAAAAGTGAACAAAGAGGAATTATAGGAACTCTTAGACCCAATGGTTTTCAATGGTCAGAAACAAGAGGAATAGAAGTTACTGAAATAGGTTCAGGATTTGACCAAAATGGTGTAGAAAACTATTATCATGGCGATACAGATGGTTATATTTATGTCCATGATTCAGGTAATAATTTTGATGGTTCTAATATTCTAGCACGTTATGCAACTCCAGATTACGATTACGGAGACTTAGGAACATTAAAAACTTTACATTACTTAAAAGTTTCTGCAAGTGCAGAAGGTGTTGTTCAACCCGATGTACAAGTTAGATTTGACTATGGTAGTACAGATATACCACAACCCCCCGAACTTTTTGACTTAGGTGTTATTGACCCACCATCAATATTCGGAGAAGCTTTATTTAATACAAACGTATTTGGTGGAGCACAGAATCCTTTAATTAGGGTAGCATTACAAGGTAGTGGACACAGTAATAATTTTACAATAATTA